CAAGACACTCTATCGCATAGACCAACTCGAAGCAAAGGTTGACAAGCATAACAATATGATAGAGCGTACCTTTATACTCGAAGGCAAGGTTGAAGCACTAGAAAACTCAAAATAAGTATGTTATAATATTTATAAACTAAGAAAGGAGGTATCTCGAGTATGGCACATACAGATGGTATTAAAACTATTAAAGCTAATCTACAAGAGTTGCTTTTTAAAGTAACTGGTGTAGTTAGTAAGCGTCAGACGGTTTCTGGAGTTATTAAAGAACTCGCAGACAATTGGTCAGCATCTAATGGGCTTCCTAAAGTAACTTCATCAGATAATGGTAAAGTCCTTAAGGTTGTTACTGGTGCATGGGCTAAAGCTGCTGAAACGGCAGAATTACCTTCCGTTACTGCTTCAGACAACGGCAAGATCCTTGGAGTATCAGAAGGCGCTTGGGCAGCAGTTGCTAAAACGGTAGAACTACCTGCATATGCAGCAGCAGACTCAGGTAAAGTTCTTGCAGTTAAGTCTGATGGAACTTTAGAGTGGAAAACACTTAGCTAATAAACAGGGGATTAAATTCCCCTGTTTGTTATGTTTTGGAGCTAGAAAGGAATTAATATATGGCAACTACTAATGAAACATATAGTTCTGGTTCCAATATTGATAGCGCATATCTTCAAAATGTAAAAGATCTTAATACTGCTGGACAGTATACGGCAGGTACAGCAGGCGCACAATATACACCAGAACAATTAGCGGCTGCTAATGCAACGCTACAAAATCAAATAAATAGTCTGTTTAATCCTACACAACTTACTAATAATAATTTTGGTATGATAACAGATTATAATCAAATATTAAATAATATGAACGCTGCAACTAACGCAGCTTATAATCAACAACGTACTGAAGCACAGCAAAATCTTAATGCTGTTAATGCTCAGAATGCTGCTAATAGAGCGCAAACTATACAGGCTATGCGTAATAATCTAATGACTTCTGCGCTTAATGGTGCTAATGCAGGACAAGTTAATGCTAATATCCTGTCGTCATATCTTGCTAATCAAGCTAATGGCGCAGCAGCTCAAACAGCAGCTCTTCAGAATTTACAAAATATTGCTGAGCAACGTAGATCTGGTTTGATTGAAAATGCTAATAATGCATTAACTACAGCTAATAACGCTGCTTCTACTCTTGGTAATCTTAAGGTTAGTGAACAAGGTAATAGAGCACAAGTTGCTGCAAACGCATTATATAATATGGGTAATCTTGCTGGTAATATGGCAACAGTTACTAAGGCAACTGAAACAGGCAATATTAATAGTGTTAATACTACATCACCATATAAAACAACATCATCAAGCACAACATCTTAATGGAGTAGATTATGGGTACATTTACAGGAAGTACTAATACAAAAAAAAGTGAAGCTAAAAAAATTGTAAATAAATATAACATAACTAATATAACGCTTCCTAAAGAAAGTAACAGTGATAGTTCGAAAACTATCACTGTTACTAATTCTTTTGTTCCAAGAGTTACTGGTAATACAAAAGAAAGTGTTGCAGTAGCTAGTTTAGGTGCAAATCATCCAGAACTTATTTCAGCCGTTAATAAAAATCTCATAGCTTATAATAAAGCTACTCAACAAAATATGACGAATAGCTTTGTTTATGATGATTATTTATCTGGAACAAAATTTACAAAAGAACAAGCAAATAAATATGGATTAAAAACTACAAAAATAGATCCAGGTTTTAAAGATAATTCTTTCTTAGCTGGATATACTAAAAATAATAGAATTAATATCAAAGCAAAAGTAGATGCTTCTGTACAAAAGTACTTTGAAGATCATGTTTTAGAGTCTAATGATAATAGCCCTTTCATTACTCCATTCACTAATCAACATAATGAACCATTAAAAGAATTAGTGAAATTAGCATTATCTACACAACACTATGCTTCTGCAGACAAAGAAACTATTAAACAAAATACACATAATTTTTTTGATGCAGTATTAAATATGTTTTATAGACCTAGATATTTTAATAAACAACAGCAAGCCTATAATAATAATATTTATAGAGGTATGTTAAAAATAGAAGATGGGTATGGTGCTGATAATGATGTGCATCAGACATATTTTTATGATGAAGAAAATCATATATTATATCAGTGCACTTTACATTATTCTGATTCTTCACATACTAAATTTACAAAAGATTTCAATGTTTCGATGGTTCAAAATCCAAAGATAATGCCTAAAAGCTATTTAAAAATTGATCCAGAAGATACTGAGTTTGAGAATTTATATAAAGACATTTTTGAAGGCGCACTAGAATTTACTAAAAATAATGATGATGTCTGTTTTGATTCTGAAACACTATTAAATACTATTGCTAATAAAAGTGATCTAACTGATGAAAATTTTTCATTAGCTGATTTAAACTATTCAGATCCTAGTCAAAATCTAGGTGTTCAAAAATTATTAAGTAAAAGTCTTACTACTCCTGCTACTGCAACATTAATTAATATAATAATTTCAGGTGGTATAACCATTGATAGATTTGGTAGTGCTGCTAGAGCATTATTCTTAGAAAATCAAAAATTATTAGGACAACCTTTAGATCCTGGTTATGTTGCAGGATCTGGAATGGATTTTTATAGAAATAGATCAGGACAATCTCTTTATGAACAAAGAGCTAATGCTAAAGCTAAATGGACAATGGAACGTGTTGCTAAAACACTTAAAGAAGGTTTTACATATACTTATAAAGTTCCTAAATTTAATAATAAAAATAAAATAACTTTCTCTAAAAATAAATATCAAGATACTTCCTTTATCAATTATTTTAAAAATTTACCATCTAATTATTCAAATACTATTTATTATAAACATCCTAATATAATGGGATTTGCTTTTGATCTTATAACTGATCCTGGATTTTTTATGTCGATTGGCTCTACTGTATTAGCTAAAACTACGGAACGAGGATTAAGTCGTAATATATATGAACACATTACTAAAGGATTATTAGATAAGTCTGAAGTACTTTTAAATTTAAATAAAAAATCAGTAAAACGTACTAGTAAGCAAATCGCTAGTGCTTTTTCTGATACACATTTATCAGATGATATTAGAGCATTAAAAATAAAAAATGCTTTAATACAAGCTAATATCTCTGCAGATATTGCAGATGGTTTTATCGAAGCTATAAATAAAGAACGGGATAGAGCTATTAGAAGACTCTCTTCAGAAATTGCTGTAACAACAGAATATAAAGTAATACAATCTATAGATAATGTAATCTCTACTAAAAAATTATCTAATACTTTAAATGCTATTGATGATGCTTGGGCTAAAGCAGTATTCACTGGTGTAGGTGTTTATCCTGCATTACGTTATGGTTTTAAAACTTATAAAACTATTAAGAATATAAATGCTGCAGGTATTATACGTACAAGTAAAAATATTGCAGATTATACTGAAGCACGTATTTTTGAAACTATCCGTAAAAAAGAAACTAAAGAGTTAGTTCGTGAAATTTTAAAAGAACAAGGTGTGTCTCCAGCTGAAACATATCTTAAATGTTTAGATGCTTTACGAGATGATAAGATAGCTTCAGGAATTATAACTGAAGAAACAGACGCTTTATTACAAAAAGAAGCAGCTGCTTTAGTTAGAAGTCAATTTGATAAAATAACTCATAAGTTACAAATAGTTTTATTAGATTCTAAAACTGGTTCACAAATAACTGAGTTACAAAAATTAAAAGAAAATATCTTAGAAGTACTTAAAGAAGTAACAAGTATTAAAGACTTTAAAAATTTTGATGAATTAAAAAATTTATTAAAACAAGAATATGAACTGTTCTGCGAACAAGCTTTAACTGAAACAAATTCAATATTAAATATAAATAGCTATCAAAGAACTATAGATAATTTAATTGAACTTTATCAAAATTTAACAGATCAAATTTTTGTTAATTATTTAGAAAATTGGTTTAAAGATATTATATATATAAATTATAAGTATAATCCAAAAGTATCTAAAAAATTTGCTCTTAAAAAAGTAGTTAAACAGTTTGATGAACTTTTTGCTAATGATTATATAGTTATAGATTCTAAAATGATTAGTATTTTAGACGAAATGTCTATAATGCTTGAAGAGACATCTAATAATACTAAATTATTAAAATCTTTAGACGAACTTTTAAATACTCCAGTAAAATATATATCAAACGAAAAAGATCTTATTGATAAAAATAAAATTTATTATAGTTTAGATAAGGAGTTATATTATATTCCTACTAAATCTTTTAAACAAGCTTTAGAAAAAAGTATAAAACGTGTATATTCTATTAAATCTAAAAAAATTTCAAAAACTAATCAACAAATAATTGACGATATTGTTTTTAATTTTAAAACTAAAAATAGTGTTACTACTTATCGACAATTTTATAAACTTTTAGAAGCAGAAACTGCTTCTAAATTTAGAACTGTTATTGACTCTGCTACTATTAAACCAGCTTCTGAAACAGTTTTAAAAGAAGTTGAAGACGCTGTAATAGTAGGTTTAAAAAACGATATAAAAAATATGCTTAAAGAGTCTGAGAAAGATGAGATAGATTTAATTAATGATAGGGATATATTAGAATTTATTAATCTAACTGAAGAAGAATTAGAATTACTTTCTAAATATGAAGATCAATTATCTATTGTAACAGATATCATTATTAACAGATTTGCTGAAACTATTTTAGAAGATATTAGTACTTCTAATAAAATTCCTTCTATATATCAATATGCTCCAGGTCTAAATGAACATAAGATTGAATTTTTAGATAGTACTAAAGCTGCTATTAAAACTTATTTAGCTACAAAAAAGAATAAAATTTTAGAGGTAAGTTTAAACGATAGACTTTATACAATACATGTTAATTATGCTTTTGAAAATAAATTAATTTTAAAAGGATTTGAAGATTTAATAAATACTTTATCTAGAGGAGTAAGTGTTAATGATATTGATCCTGCTAGTGATGCTGTTTTTCAATTATCACTTTTATTACAAGATCCAAATGTTATTGTTTCAGGAGAAACTTTAACTAAAGCTGCTAAAGCTCTTACAGAAACTAATCATTTTATAAATAAAATAAATTTAGTATTTCAAACAGATCCTAAAAAAGCTGATGTTGTTACAGATATAATTTATAATTTTAATAATAAAACTCCTAATGATTTTTTAACAGACGCTAGTTTAAAAGAAGTTTTTAAACGTAAACTACAAAGTCAATTAGTAGTTCGTAATAGTAATGTATATAATAATGATATGTTTCGTAATGAGCTATTAGCTGGTAAATTAAATCAAAAGCTTCGTAATGCAGGAGTTTCTCAAGAAGATATTGAAAAAATTTGTTCTGGTGGACACGGTGCTGAGTATGATGTTATTTTAACTATGCTTAGAACAAGATTAAAAACACCAGAATTAGCATTAGAATTAGATCAATATGTTAGAGATGGTGGTAAAGTTTTTGTTTATGATACAGAAACTTTTGGTACACAAATTACTTCAGATATTTATGAATTAGGTGCTGTATTTTGGAAACCTTTAAATATTAAAAGTAAAAAATATACTAAGGCTCAATTAAAAGCAATAATTAAAGACTGTGTACAGCGCTTAGATAATAAAGATTATATTATCTCTAATCGAACTTTTTCTGAAAAAGAAATTAATGCAGGTGTGCATCCAGATATAGCTTTTATAAATAAAGTTTATGGTAGTTTAGATAATTGGAAAATAAAATATCATGCTAAAGGTGATAAAGAATTAATAAATTCTAATACTATGTGCGATAATTTTAAAAACGCTATAGGCGCTATTATAGGAGATAGCTCAGATGTTAAAATTATTGGATATAATAACCATTCGTTTGATGATGTTTTATTAGAAAAAAATTATTCGTTAAAACGTTATATTAATGATTTTAAAACTATTGATTTATATGAAGAGGAATTAAAAAAGCAAGGATTATTATGGTCAGAAGATGAACTTGCTGAAGTTTTAAAATACTTTAAAGATTATGTAGAAAATCTTGCAAGACTTATTGGTTATGATGAAACCTTTAACATTATTAATCCTCAAAAATTTCTAAATGCATTTACTGAAGTACTTAGAGATCTTAATAAAATAGGACAAAGTAATTTAGCTGAAACACTAGCACAACAGTTTGATTTAAATTTAGATGAATTACTTGGAGCATTTCATATAGAAAAAAATAAATTAAACACAGCTGTTACTGTACGAGATTTTTATTCAACTTGTGACAATCCAAGTAAACAACAAGTATTTAAAAATTTTGTTACATCAATGAATTTTAAAGAATTTAAAGATGAAGCTGAAATTGAAAAATTTATTAAGGATGCTTTAAGTGATGAAGGTAATGAATATACTAATCTTTTTAAAGAAATATCTGCATTAGATGATATTAATGAACAATTAGTACATTGCACTAACGCTGATAATTTTTTAGAGTATGCACCTATTAGTTTTAGAGAACCTGGTCAAAAAATTACAGTTGATTATATAGAAAATCTACGTGTTTTAATTGGTGGACAGTTTGATAATCCTATGCGTCGTATAAATTTATTTAATAAAGATTTTGAATCTATACAATATTTAGGAAGTAGAAGATTAACTTGTCCTTTACAGTATACTTTATTTAAAGAAACAATAAAGGTTACAGAATATACTAAAAAATCTTTAACAGATATATTTAAAATTGCAAATGCTATTGATCGTAAAAGGGATCATATCTCTATACCATTTACTACATTAAATGATATTATTATTGAAGATCCAGATATGTTTAAAAATATTTTTAATAAATTAATTGATAGTATATCTAAATCTGATAAAGTTGATGAAGCTTTATATTATATTAAAAATATTAATTTTGAATCTCAGGATTTAATGACACAAGTAGCTGCGATACAATATGTATTTCAGAAATATTATTATCCAGAAATACTTAATAAAGTAAATATTAGTCGAGATTTATTAGAACCTGAACTATTATCATTATTTAGAAATGATATTGATATTAACCATATATCTCAGTATGATTTTATAAAATGTCTTGATAGTATTACTAATTCATTAAATGTAAAAGAACAAACTATTTTACAACAATTAATTCAGACAAAAAATAAAACATTTATTGATACTACACATTTAGAATCTTTTATGTCTACAAGTTATTATGCAGATACTGTTTTAGATCAATGTCTTTCAGATATTAAAAAATTTGAATTTTTAAATGAGTATTTAGCAAATATTATAAACACAAAAGAATCTAAAGCAGTTCCTTTTGAAAGTGCAGATATGTATATGCAACAAGTTGCTACACATGAAGTATATTCATTAGTTAATTTTTTAAAAAAATCAGAAATTGGCTATAGAGTTAGATTTTCAAAAGGTTTTACAAAAGCATTAAATGCTTTAGATAGTAAAGCTGTTAAAAAGTTTTTTGATGATATTCTACATACAAAAAGTATTGTTGGTGCAGAAGATAAAATTATTTCAGAACTTACAGCAAATAATAATCCTGGTTTTTTAATATTTGGATATACTAATAATGATAAAGCAATTATAGATACAGTTCTAACCAAATTAAAATCTTCTTCTAGAATTAAAGTTTTAGATGATAAAGCTAATAAACAATTAATTTTTGTTTTAAAAAATACAGATGAAAATATTGTTAAAATAACTAATCCGTTTGAAAGTAGCAATATTGATATATCTAATTATTTTAATAAAAATGAAACTCAAGAATATTCAGAAGTTTTTGAAAAATATATTCTTAAGAATGAGCGTTTTGATATTCATGGAGCATTAATTAAAGCTTATCAAAATAATAATTTATTAAGTGAAAACATTCTTGGAAATACTAATAGAGGTTTAATAAGCTATGAAACTGCTATTGACGCTATTAAAAAATATTTAGTAAAATTCTATGATAGCGAAGAAGAAATGTTCAAAGATATTATCTTATTCCAAAATAAATCAGATGATAATTTATTAAATCCTGATATAGCTTGTAATTTTATACATACAGTTTCTCCAGAAGCCACTGTACAAATTACAGCAATCTATAATGGTAATAATCCTTTAATAGATTTATCACGTACACTTAAAAAATTATCTATGGAAAATCAAGATAGAACAAGCACAATTTGTTATTTCTTAGGAAATCAAGATTTATTAAGTGTACATCATTTAATTGAGGATTGTAAATTTAATCAAGATGAATTATTAACTATCATTCAAAAAAATGATGATTTAGTTCCTTGTGCATTAATTGAAGATCGAGACAATGTAGTTATTTTTCAACAATTAAAGTCACAAAAAGAAACGTTAGAAGATCGTCTTAAAAAGTTACCAATTGATTCAAAAGAAAGAAATAATGTTTTAATAGAATTAAATAAAATAAAGAAAGAACTAAATAATCTTTCAACTATAAAAGTACAAAGATTTGACATTAATAATAGTAAAGATTTAGAATTTGCGCTACAACATAATGTCATGCTTGTACCTGTACAAGTATATGAAACAGCTTTTGATGACTTAAATTACTTCTCAGCTAAACCTCTGGTAAAGTTTATCAAAGGTTATATGAATATTATGAAAGCGTCTTATTTGATTAGAATAAGTACGTCTTTAAAAAACTATATTGATGAAAATGTTAAAACTATTAATGATGTTGGTTTTGAAAATTTACCAGCAGTTGTAAGGAATAATTTTATAGCTATTCGTGATTATATTACTTACGAAAAGATGATGAAATATATTCGTAAAGATGCTGGTAAATATATTGTTTCAAACTATGAAATTGCTAAAAACTTTAAACATTATCAAAGAACTATACCTGAGTTTAATGAATTATCAAAAAAGTTACCATACGTTGAATTTACAATACTAGATAGCTTTATGAATTATGGTGCATCTGGTGGAGGTATGGCATCATTAATTAGATCGCAAGCTTTAACAAAGGCTTCTAAGCGTATTGATTATAAACCAGGTAATAATTTCTTTGAAAATACACAATCATTCTTTAAAGATAAAGGTTTTACTCAATTTACAGATCTTAAAAATTATGGAGAATATCTCAGAGATACTATGGTATCTGCACCACTAATACCTTTACAGTTTGGTGAAGTTATTACAAGATATACACATCATTTAACATTACGAGAGCAAGGCATTTTTGGTTCTAAAGCATTTAATAGAGTTTCTAGAACGCACTTTAATTATGGTTTGAAATCTAAAACAGATATATATGCAGAATTAGTTATACCATTTTATACTTATATTAAAATGAATTCTGAGTATTGGTGTTCAGAGATTCTTAAGGATCCTAGTATTTTAAGAGAAATTACTAGATATGAAAATGCACTATTACGTCCTGAAATTTCTGAAGTTAATGATGCATATGCTGAAGATAGATATATTAATATGTTCGGTATTAATAATCTTTTAGCAGGAAATATTCCTGTACGAATTCCTGGTATCACTAATATAGAAAGTCAACGTGTATTTTTAAAATTAAATCCATCTATTATGGATGCTCTAGCTTTGTTTATGGATCCTGTTAATCAAGGATTACGTAAAGTATTTACACCATTACAATTAGGTTTAGAGAAATCTCATATTTTTGAAAATTTAATTGAACAAGGTTTATATGAAGTACCTTATGCAACTAATGGTTGGAAGTGTTTAATTCCATATCTTGGAAGTATTTGGGAACCTACTAGAGCTAGTGTACAATCTATTATTAATCGTACATTTACAGATAAACGGGAAGCTTATGAAAATACATTATTAGCTAAGTTAGTAAATATGCCTTGGGTTAGATTACAAATTCCAGGATTATTTGCTTTTGAACATCTAGATTTAACTCGTGAAGATATACAACACTTATATGAAGATAGTGGATATATTTGGGATTATGTTGATGGTGTTTATAAGAAATTAGATGATCCTGATCTTAAAGCAAAAAATGTAGCTGAAGCAGAAGTTTGGTATCTGAAACATAATATTGATATAGATTTATTAACTGGAAAAATAGTTCCTGTTGGTTTTGGATATTATTCTCGTAAAGATAACTTTTATTGGGAAGAACAACGTCAAAAAGCTATAAATAATTTTGGAGTAGATTTTGACTACGTTCGTAAAAAATGGGTACCTTTAGATACTGTTGGTGCAATATTTGATTATGAAGAATTTAAAAAATATCAAGAAGCAAGAGGTTATGCATTAGAATACTATACTGATGACTTTGAAGCTAAATGGGTTCCTAAAGATCAAGTAATTGCTGATAGTTATGCTAAAGCTGCTGAGCTTTATCGTACTAAAGGTTATGTATATGATTATATTTCTAAGTCTTATAAACCTGCAGCTTCTCCTAATATTGCTACAACTAAACAACAAGCTGCTGCATACTTTGCTACATTAGGATATGTATATGATTATGCTCGTGGTGTATATGTACGTCAAGAAAATGTACTTATTGATAATTGGGCAGATTATCAGAAGTATCAAAGTGCAAAAAGTTTGGAGTATGATTATTCTACTAGAACTTGGGTTCCAAAAGGTACTGCAACTATATCTACAAATCTAGAATATAAGACATATAATTCTTTTGAAGAAAAAGCTGCAGCTATGAGACTTATGGGTCTAGGTTGGAATTCTATTACTAAAGAATGGGTAGATTTAGATAAGCTTCCTAAATTCAATGAATATCAACAATATATGGAATCTCAAGGTTATGATTGGGATTACATACAACATTGTTGGAAACCACAGGGACAGGCTGAAGGACGTTCTTGGCAAGATTATTATAATTATTGTAAGCTACATAATGTAGAATGGGATTATGATAATAAACGTTATATTGGTAGTTATAAATATTCTAAGGATAATAAAAAAGCAGCTAGTGCTATATTTAAATCTAAACCTTCTAGGAATTTTACTACAAATAAGAATACTTATATCTACTCAGCTATTCATAAATATATTAATCGAGATATGCCTTATGCACGTGTTAATGTACGTACAATGCCAACATTAAACTTGTGTCAGATATATCCTGTACGATATAATAGGGTAGGCTCAAGAATAAGAGCTGCTCGATTCTTATCAAATTATTATAAATAGAAAGGAGCTTTAATTATGGCTTGTAAGGGTAAAGGTAAGAAGAAAAAGTAAGGTATCAGAGTACCTAATGTCTTAAAAAAATCGCTTAAATCGAAAATAAAAGACACAAAAAAAGGCTATAACCGTTGAAATTACTAGGTTATAGCCTTTTTATTATATTATTGGTTCATCTTCAATTATATCTGGAAATTTAGTAATAGGGGCTACTGTTTTACCAATTCCTTTAATTAATCCATTATCATCAAATGATAAATGTCTTGCTGTTGCAATTTTATCCCAAGCTTTAGAAGCTTGCACTATAATAGCATTTTGAGTGTTAATATCTTTAAATATTACCCATGTATAAATACACCATTCAGTATCAAATAAAACTGTTAAATATCCAAATGGTGCGTTTAAATGATACATCTCCATTTGTATTTGTGTATAGTAATATGCAGGAATTCCATAAAGTGCTGCTTTAGTTTCAATACTATTATTAGATGTTGCAATTTCAGGATTTGGGGTATTAACATATCCTTTTAATTCATTATAAAAAGCTAAATCTTTATTATAGTTTTTAGCACCATAGTATGTAGCTACTTTAATTTCATTTGGAATATAAATTTGTTTTTCATTCTGATCTGTACATTCCATTACTCCGTCAAAATTGACAGTTAGAAATGGAAATTTTGTATTTCTATACATATCTGTTGGTTTAATAATTTTATTTCCAGTAATCTGAGAATATTTTTGAATTATAAAAGGTTCTAGTTCTCTACCTTTTCTTACAGCTACTTTATTTCCAATCTCTTTTTCATCATCTGTAAGTGTGGTTCTAATTTTTTCGTGTATTAAAGATTCTAAATCTCCATAGGGATTTGCTCCTACTAATTTTGATGAATCAGATGCGCCGAATCCATTTTTTCTTAATAAAGCATATTCTTCATTAGGTAATTGGTCAATGTTTTCTACATCAACCTGTAGATTTAAATTTGTTAAATCTAATTGTCCAGCGTTCATAGCATCTAATACTTCAAAATTAGCTTTAACCCATTCATATTGTTCAGCAATAGTCATATATGTAACTCCTTAGCTATTTTATTTACTTGTATTATTATTTTTCTAGGAGCTCTGTGTGGTAATGTTGGGATATAGTTTGCTCCTGAATCTATTATATCCCAAATTTCTTTATTTGTTAGAATTGGTTTTTTAATATGTAATACATATAGTCTATCCTTTGGAATTAAATCTCCAAAATATTTTCTTCTTCTAATAGTATCCATTATTCTTTCTCTATCATTTCTAATAACTCTTTAGGAGAGGGCGTGTAATATTTATCTTTTTCAAGTTCACATAAAAAAGCTATATTACACGCCATATGCCAAAGATGCGGAAGTTTAGATTCGTTATCAAAACCATAAGGATCATCTAGATATAAAATAAAATGTCTAAACAACGCATCTCTATATCTTTCAGGTTCAACTTTTTTCCAACTATTTTCAGTTTTATATTTTTGAATTCCGTATTCACGTACTTTAGCGATTGCTGTTAATATAAATCTTGGTACAAGTCTAAGTTGAGGTTTTCCTGAGTCATATTTATATTGATCCATAATTACTCCTTTTCTATAAAATTATATGCTGCAATAGTTGGATCTTTTTTAGAAGATAATGCTGCTTTATTAATTGTAATACTATAAGGTGTAGATAGCCCAAAGTTAAATGGATAGTAATAGTGTGGTAATACATCTACAATATAAAAATATTTATATTCTTTTTTTACTAAAACAGGTATTTTTTGTCCACCTAACCAAGACCAATCTTTGCCTTTAATAAGATATTTTTCTCCTATATTTAAGGTTTTTATCATTTACGTCTCCTTTTTGATGGTTTAAATAAATTACAATTGTTTGGTTCTGAAGGACGTTTATGTCCTTCTATTTCTAAATAAGCACAATAATATTGTGAAACATTACTTCCTAAGTGTCTTCCATAAAAACATTTCTTTTTTTGTGGACATACACAAGGATCGTTCATATCTTCATAATTAGGATTTTGTTTATAACGATATTTTTCTTTACAAGTTCTTGAACAGAATTGTTTATCAGCTCGTCCTATAAAAGGTTTTCCACAATATTTACATTTATTCTCTATAGTTGTCATAATTTGTGAATTTAATATCTGTATGTTTTTTAGTAGTAGTTTGATAGTTTTTAAATCTTGTATAATGCATTGCATGTCTATAAGCATCTAAGATATGTTTATTTATTTTAACCCAATCATTATCTTTTTTAATAAATGGTGTTCTATATTTTCCTAGTTTTAATAGACCTTCATTTATTAAAACTGTGTTTTGCCATCTTGTTTTAATTTCAACAGCACGTTGAAACTCAAGTGGTATATGTGAATTATAACACGTTATTTGTATAATTCCAATAAGTCTAGATGTTTCTAATTTAGAATATGATTGTGCATCTGCTTTGCCTGGATATAAAATATAATCTTCAGCTACGATTAATAAGTCTTTTCCGTACTTATCATACATTTCATCAATTAAATCAACGTGTTCATTCCAATATTCTTCAGGACAAGGATATTCTACTGCGTCGATTTTACCTGCACGCATTAGATCTCCATTAGCTTTTGTAAGAACCCAACCTGTGCAACCTTTGCCTTCTTCAAAAGCACCTGATGGGTCTAACGCTAAAATATAATTAAAACTTCTATTTTGCATTTAAAACCTCCTGTAATTGTTTTACTGTTTCAATCTCTTGTTTATCAGCCCAAGTTGAATTAGTTACTTCCATATCGGCTACGATTGGAATATATGTATCTGTCCAATTTTCCATTATTTCTTTAAATTTAAAGAATATTTCTGGTGAATCTGAAGGATCATATTCCCAGGATAATTCATCATGTATCTGCATTTGCCATTTTGTTTTAATATTGTGTTGCTTACAATATGTGTATAATTCCCATATTTTAATTTTTAAATAAAATGCTGCAGATCCTTGTATTAACATATTTATTAATTTATGTCCTGATACACGATAGTATCTAATTCCAAATAAGTTTTCTGTATAGGCTGTGCTATTTGCTCTTTTATTACAATAATTATGATATTCTTTAACTCCTGGAAATGCTTCATAATAAGCTGCATCAATTCGTTTAACTTCTTCTTCTGTTTTATCAGGAAACATTTGTTTAATACGATTTAATGTTGCTCCATAGTTTTTAGCAAAATTAACTCGTTTACCAATATTATATCTGTTTTCTTTAAAACCAGGATCTTCTGGTTTTAATCCTGTAGCTGCAGTTGTTGTTGCACCGTGTACATCTACAGGAGTCCATAAAGTATTATCTTCATCGTGGAACCAACTATTGTCATAAGCGTCTTTTATATGTTGTGGATTTGTATAATCAAATTTTTCACCATTAAGTCTATGACATTTATAAGGTTCATAGGCTCTACATAAATTAGTATCAGGGTGTTTAACTAATATAGTATAGAATGCTTGAAATCTTAATTCTATTTGTGAATAGTCTAAGTAAACGATGCTTGTATTAGTTTTAATCATTTTTCTAGGGTTAAATAATTCATTACCATCTTTATCTTTAATTCCTGATCTAGGGAATTGTTGGAAGTCTGATGTAACTCTTCCAGAGACAGTACCTACTTGATTGATGGTTGTATATATTCTATGATCATTATATTTTAAATCATTTTTAAATCTTAGAATATATGTACTATACCATTTTTCTAGTGTACGTAATTCTGTAATAGTCTCTATGAATTCTTTAAGTTCTGGATTAGTAACTGTATTTATTATTCTTTCTAGAATTTCATTTCCTGTACTTTGTAATTCTATATTATATTTATTTTGTATTATTGTTTTAATTTTTGCATGTTGTCCAATTTCTATTTGTTCTCCAGCTAAATTAATTAAATCTTTTCTACGTTGTCTAATGTAGTTTCGCATATTTAGTCTACAAGTTTCTAAATATTCTACATCTACATTAAATCCTACTCTTTCCATTTCTACTAATGGATATATTAGAGCACTTTCTAATTGGATTGCTTTGAAGTTATGTCTTGCATGTACTTTTGGGATTAAACTATATAATATTTCTAGTGTGTAAACTATATCAAGTCCTGCGTATTTTATTAAATTTTTTGGGTTAAGTGTGTCATAACGAATCATTTGTGGTTCTACTTTAGAAGTAACTTTATTTTGTAAATATAAAGGTAAATCTTGTTCGAACCAGTTATTATAAGCATTTTGTAATGTTTCAGGTAAATCAGATATTTCAAATGTGCAGTCTTTAATATAATTATTAAATTGTTTTATTGTAATACCTAATCGTTTTTTTAATAGCATATTATAATGTTTTGTTTGTTCAGATCTTTCTTTTCGTAATATGCTTTCATGTGCTTTTGCTGTTGAGTCTATATGTTGTGCTGCGTAATCTTTAAGTCCTAAAGGTGGTCCTCCTTCATTAACGTGTAATGCATCGTTTCCATATCTAATCCAGAACATGGTGTCAGTTATATTGGGGGAATTATAACTGACACCGATATTCTGTAACATATGCAGGTCAAATTTAACATTATGACCTGCAAGGTATGTCAGGTTGGTTGCAAGCGTAAACCATATTTGGCACGCTTGCAGACCTATTGTAGTTCTTACATCTGCTATATATACCCAGCCTGACATATCTGTTTCATCAATAAAGCCAAATTGTACTAGAAAAGGTTTGTCGTGGATAATATGTAAACCTGTGGTTTCTGTATCGAACGCTCCATATTTTGGTTTGCGTTTTTTATAATTATGCGAAAGGTGATTTATATCGTTTTGATTTTCTATTTTGAAAGTGTTCCATTTAAATTTTAGCATATATCCTCACCTAACTTTTCTGTGTATGTGTCTCTATTGATTTTATTAACACCTAATCTGAATCTTTCAGTTGGTATTAAATCGTAGTTTGCTATAGTTATGAATAGTCCTTTTGTTAATGCGTTTAGAGCTTTATTTAGTTCTACTGTTTCTAGACCTGTTGCTGCTGCTAAACCATTTTTAGTGACTTCTGTGCTTTGTTCTAACTGTAGAATCAGTATTGGATATTTATCATAAACTGATTGTAGTAAAGCAATTCCGTCTTCATCAATTTGTGTAAACTTTCTTTCGTGTGTAACATATTCTTTATATTTAAATGTGTCATTATCATATAAAGAGACCATATATTCTGCAGCTGCATCTACATGTTCTTTTGTTACTACAATGTTTTCGAAAGTATTATCTGTACTGACTACATAACCTGCCATTGCTACAGCTATTCTAGCTAATTTTTTCCAGGCTTCTGTACCGAATAATTTGATATGACAATCATATTTTTCATTTAGTTTGCTTGCGCATTCTTGAATGTAGTATTCTGTGTTGTCTGACCATATTATTTGTTCAGGTGTTCGTGACCAAATCCATCTAATACGTGCTCTGTATGTTTCTTCAGGATAAGGTTCTTCAGGTCTCCAATTTGGATTAAAGTTAGTATTACCTCTATCTGATAGTATTAATATTATGTCATATCTTGCTATATCTTCTGCAGCTGATACTAATTCTGTAACAATTTTTATACCGTTTGGGTATGATGCGATACTTTTTATTTGTCCTTTTGTTGTTTTAGGATTTGTTAAAGTTATCATTCTGACCATAGCAGGTAGTGTTAATGTTCCTGCTACTCTTGTTACTCTAACTTCATTTGATGATCTAATATCAGTTAGTTCTTTTATAACGTCTGCATTTGATTTACCAAATTCTTCAAATATTATTAATCCTTTATGATTTTGAGGTATAATACCTGCTTTTGTTTGATAGCCCAGTGGTGATTTATTACTACCTCCAACTAGTCCTGGTATTGTTGCGCTGTTTCCTGCTAGTGATGCAAATGTTCCTAAACTATACAGTTTTCTTAAACATTGTGCTGTTGATGATTTACCGACTCTTGATTCTCCAACTATGAATGTATCTAAGTATCCTCTTACATTTGTGTTTGTTCCAAAATTAAATTTTAATGGTGTGTGATAACTTAAATCAATTGTTTTGATTAATAATGTGTTACCGTTGTAACCTAGTAATCCTTTAATTTTTTCTGAAATGTTTTCAATGTGTTGTGATACTGATATATTTTCTGGTTTTTGAAATGTTTTTAATAATTCAATATTTGTTGGTGTTAATTTGAAGTCTGTAATACTATCATTAGCTTGTTCAGCATTTACAACTATCATTGTTAATTGGCTACCTTTATATGGGTGAGGTGCTAATTTGTGTGTGATAGTGTATTTTTGTCCAGATTCTAATTTTGTATTAATTGCATAGCATACATATTCCATAGGTTGTTCAGATACTGTATCACTTGTTTCAAATAAATCTGTTACAAATGCTTTATAAATTGTGCATTGTTCAAGAATTTTTTGACTTACACAGCGTTCTTTGTACGGTATGTTTGCTAAGTTTTTGATATGTTCTTTAATTTTTTCTTCATTAAAGTTGTTATCAATAAGGTGTAGTATGTCTTGGCAATTGTCATCTGTTAGTTGCCATTCTTTTATATCACCTGCAGTCATTGTATCATTATTGCCTGTTAGCTTAAATTTCTTTAAAAGAATATTTTTTGGACAAGCGAATGTTGCTTCAGATATGGCGGTTACTTGGACATTTGTTTTACATAGCTTATTTATTCTTTCAGGTTTTGAAGCTTCCGATAAGGTTAGTGTTGGGTATTGTTTAGTTTCTGATATTTCTTGTTTTGTGTAAAAAGGTGTGTTTTTTATGCATTCTATGAGGTCCATTTTTGTATGTTTATATTTTGTAAAATAATCAGTAATGTCTTCTTTTTCTAACATTCCTTCATGAAAAGAGGTACATACTTTTATTGATTTAGCAATATCATATAGTGTATTTGCTAATTTTATTGCACCTTGTTTACCTGCATCATCATTATCATAAACAATACATATTTTTTTATCTCTGAAAGGTTCTAAGGCTATTGGATCTGTCTGTTCACCGCCTGTTAGGGTTATAGCATTGAATCCATAGGATCTTGCTACAGCCATATCTTTTTCTCCTGCGCAGATTATTGTAGTTTTTTGTGTAGATGTTTCATTCCATATATCAAAAGGTATTATTAATCCTGCAGGAGATTTATATCTGCTACTTACTTTTGGAACTCCGTTTGGTATATATTTTCTGATATCTATTAAATGATTATACATAAATACTGGAAATAATATTCCGTTTGACTGATCGGGGGCAGTTCGTATTTTTAGTTCGTCAATAATTTCATCAGATATTCCAAAATTATTACACAATGTTCGTGTTTCTTCTTTGAGAATTGTTTCGTCGTCCCATTCAAATATATCTTCTAATGTTTCAAAACAAGGTTTAAGTCGTTCTGAATTAGCTATTGTTGTTCCTAGAATTTTTTGAATAAACTGAGCTTCTGAGTAGCCTCTTCCACATGCTTGACAATAAAATAACTTATCATTTGTATTAACTGATGCAGAGGGTTTAGATTCATTGTATTCTAAGCCTCCACTTGTTTTATGTGGAAATGGACATAATACAGGTGTTTCTATTTTTGAGTCAGTAATATCAAAATAATCTAGTAGAAATGACATTAGAACTCCTCTTCTTCGTCTTCTTGTACTGTGTTAAATGGCAGGTCTGCTAATGCTTGTTCCATTGTATCTACAGCCTTTAGTGGGTAATAAATTTCATTCTTTGTAGCATCTACTTGTGTCTTATCTGGGTATCTTTCATCATGTTGAATAGTCAGTTCTGCATAAGCTTCCTTTCCTACTACAATCTTACAAAGATCCTTTAGTTCAAAAGTTCCTGTGATAGGGATTTGGAATCCAATAATGAATCTCTTAAGCTTATATTGTAGTAGTGGCTTATCTGAATCCATTAGCATGTCGAAGATTGTTCCAATCTTATTCCCCTTATCGTTAAAAACATCTAGTTGAAGATTTAGTAGCTCATTACCCTTGGTACTAGTCTTCATTTCAGCTTTAACAATCTTTACGAGGTGCTTACCTTCAACAAGTAGGTTTGCACTTGCATTGTCTGGCAATGCGTTGAAATTAATTGCCATAATTATTTACCTCCTATAATTCTTTTGATGCTTGATACATAAGCATTTGTGATTTGTGTGAGATAAGCAATGTCTGTATCTACCTTAGACATAAGCATATCTCTTTCTTGTGTTGCGTCATTGGCATTTGACTTTGCTTCTGCAACCATCTTTTCAGCAAGGTTCTTCTGTACGATTACAGACGCTATTGTAGTGCGTAAATCTTTGATTATAGCGCTTTTTTCTGCGTTTGTAAGTTCTTCTACCTTAAGCTCTCTAAGTACCTCAATATCACGAATTTTTGGGGTTCTCTTAGGCTTTGTTGCTACAGGTGTAGCTGGGTTCTTCTTTGGGCTTCCCATATTTACCTCCTAGTCTAGTGTTAGTGTCATATAAAGTTCTTTCAATACATTTATTGGAAGGTCTTTAGCTTTTTGTCCTTCATATCCTGCATCTGCTAGAAGAATTTTCCAGATTTCTTTCTTAAGTGGGTTTGCCTTTAAGAATTCTTGTACAGCTGCAGCATATTCTTCAATTTGTTCTTTTATGAGTTCTTCAGGGTCTGTTCCTTCTGATAAGTACTTTCTTAGTTGCTCACAAAGTTGTGGTGTAAACTCGTAAATTTGATCCTTTTCTAGGATTGCATAACGAGACTTAATTACTTTTGCTGTTGGGAAAGTTGTTTTTGATCCAACGTTTCCTGCTTTAACCATATGTAGTACTAAGTCTGGTTCATACTTTACGTCAGCTTGCATGATTTCTTGTTCACCAAGAGATACAATTTCAGTTTTTCCATTTACGCCTGTTTGGTATTCCATCTTTTCTTTTACTCTTACTGTTGAGATTACATGTACTCTGCTATCTCTGAGTATGCTGAAGATGTTTAGCTTTTCCTTTACGATTTCATCGTCTCCCCAGGCTGCATAACTGTCCTTCTTGTATCTGTCGTTTGTCTTTTTCTTATCATTTAATAAGTCTAGGACACCTCCTTGGTACTGCCATGCATGGGAAATGGAATCGTTAATTACAACTTCTGCGCCTGCTTCTACTGCTGCATCTCTGAACAATAGATAGTTTGATGGCTTATAACCGATATCTGGTGTGAAGTTTGCAATTTGAAAGTCATCAAATGTTCCACCTGATGTTGATTTGAGTCCTGCAAATAGTGGTAGTGAACCATTTTCAGTATCAATATCAAATACCTTTGTGTAATCATCGTTGGCTAGTGCTTTTGCAATACAAAGTGCTAGTCCTGACTTTCCAGTTCCTGTAAGTCCTTCAATAAGTATAGAAGCCTTACATTGCTTACGTTCTGCTTTGTTAAATCCAAAAATTAGGTTCATAAGCATACTACTCCTTTCTTTAAATATTTGTTGTAGTTATTTATGATATCGGTTTCTGTTTGACGAGCTTCTAATAATTTATAAATGCGTTCGTCAAATGTACCGTTTATCATTAGTTCAATGATCTTATGTGGTTTATTTTTAAGATCTTCAGTTGTTGCTATAAATCTGTCTTCTGCTTGAAGAATATCACCTATTGGTGGATATTTATCTGTAAATATTGCTGTTTCAGCTCTATCTAATGTTAAAGCTTCTTTACCTGCATCAATATTTATTAATAATATGTTGAATAATCCTTTTTGAAAGTCTTGTTTGTATTGTTCTCTTGTTTTAATAGGTGTTTCTCCAATGATCATAGCTAATTTATATTTTTCAGCTAATTGTAAGTATAATCTTTTTAGATATGATGTGAATTTACTGAAGATTATTATTGGTTCTTCTGGATAATCATTGATATAGTTTATAATCCATTCTGTTTTTGGTGATTTTCCTGGTATATCTAATAGTCCAGGATCTAAACATAATTGTCTCTCTCTTATTAAAGTATCTAATATGCCTTGTGTTTGTATATTACCTATTCTGAATGAGCTTTGTAAGCGTTTTAACTCTTTGATTTGTATAGGTGTTGGTTCTAAGAATATTCTTGTGTAATCTTTTTCAGGTAACCAAGGCATTACTTCTATTCTTTTTCGTTCTGTTGTAAAAGTGCTTAATTCTTTTTGTAATACAGTATCCATACCTGGTCTAAAGTTGTTGTATTCTATAAAGTTTAAAGGACGATTTCCTTTCCATATAGTTTTTCTTTCTGGTATGAAAAAGTTGTTTTTAAATTGATATTCTGATGTATATTCTCCTGGTTTTAAGAATTTTAGTATAGAGAATATATCATATGCTTTTCCTGGTGCTGGTGTACCTGTTAATGCTAGTCTGTATTGTATTTTACTTAATGCGAATACGGCTTTTGCTGCTGCTGTTTTTGGTGTTTTTATTCTATGTGCTTCATCTAATATTACATATTTTGGTTTCATTTTTAAGATAGTGTCTATCATTCCTTTTGATGTTTTTGTTATTTTTATACTATCTAATGAAACTACTAATCCGTTTGTCCACTCTTCTGTTACGATAGTTTCTCTTTTTTTAGGCGAGCCAACACAAACTACACAAGGTACAGAAAGCCATTTTTCATATTCGTGTTTCCATTGATATAAGGAAGATGCTGTTGCTATGACTAATACACGTTCATTAATTAAATTTCTTAGGCGTATTGTTTCTAAAGCTGTCGGTGTTTTGCCAGTTCTTTGTTCGTTGAAACAACCTGTTCCATTAAATTTTATTAATTTTTGTGCGTCTTCAATCTGATATGGTCTTAGCTCCATTGTCTTCCTCTAATTCTTCAAGTTCATCTAAATCGTATTTGAATCCTGATAACATTAGATCTTCTAAGTTATCTGGTGCATTTGTTGATATTTGAAATGGTAGTACGTTTTTTGCATGTTGTTGTTCTTCTGTTAAAGGAACATAACAATATATAAATGCAGGTCCTTTATCTTCTTGAGTTTCTGTATCAAGTTTTGTTAGTGCGTTTAATAGCTGTGATTGTCCTACCGATCTACTATCTGCTGAGTCTTTAATCATTTTATTAACTTCAGCATTACGTATTACTTCCATTTCAAGTTTGATGTATTTTTGTACATCTGGTTCTCTTAGTAATTCTGACCAAGTATCTGCTGAGATATTTCCTTCAGATAGTTCTTCTAAATCATATTGATTTGCTACTAGTCCTTCTTGTTTGTAGCTTTTTAGAAGGTTAAATAATTGCTTTTTCTTTTGGTCGTTCATTTGATACTCCTATTTGTCTTATTTCTTTTACTAAATTCATAAATCTTTGTAATGTTAAATAATCTTTTTCTGTTAAATTATTTAGAAAATGTCTTGGTAAGATTATTTCTGTTTCTTTTAAATTATATATTGATTGTCTTGTGTAATTTGTGATTCTTGTTATATCTTTTATTGGTATATTCTGTAATAAAAGTAATTGTACCCATTGTGTTTTTGTTGGTTGTAATGTACCTCCTGCAAAAACTAATTGTATTAATTTTTTAATTCTTAATTCTGAGAATGTATCCATTTGACACACTGCTTCTGCAAAATGATAGACATCATAGATGTTACATTTTATTTTGTATAAGTCGTGACAAATTAAGATGAATTCTGCTTCTAAAAATCTTTGTTCTCTTTCGTCCATAATACTTACTAATCCTATTAAAGAAAAACAGGATAGAAGCCCTGGATCGGGAGTTATGAGACTCATCCCATCAGGATGATGTCTCATATTTCCCGTTCTTGGGCTGTTATTCTGTTTTTCTGAAGAGTGATAACATTCAGTTGCAACAGTTATGAACTTGTTGTTCTTTCAAAATTTGTAAAGGAGAAAAGTTGAAAGTATTTTCTAAGTATATGGCTGAGGTACCTGGATTCGAACCAGGATTGCAGGAGTCAAAGTCCTGTGAACTTACCGTTGTTCGACACCCCATTAAATGACCCGACCTGGTCCGCATCGTTGAGAGGCGTGTCGGGTTCTTTAAAGAAAAACAGGATAGAAGCCCTGGATCGGGAGTTATGAGACTCATCTCATCAGGATGATGTCTCATATTTCCCGTTCTTGGGCTGTTATTCTGTTTTTCTTATAAAACACACCTCGTATGGATTTGATTTGAAATTTCTAATTAGGGGGTTTGCGGTGAGGTGTGTTTTAAAACTTTAGTCTAAAATTGCTATTTTAAGCATTCTTTTTATGTTGCATTTAAATTTTTGGTCATATTTTTCAATTACATATTCAATATAATCTGGTTCAATCATTTTGTAGTAGGCTATTTCTCCTGCTAACTGTTGTGTTTGTATTTTATTCCATTTGGTTTCTTCAGTCAAGTTGTCTGAACAGAATTGATGTATTTTTGCTCTAAATTTTTGTTTTTTTACATGACCTATTGTTATGTTTTGGTCTTTGTTATACATTAATCCTAGGTTCCAGTTTCTACCTGTGTTTGAACCATATCTTGTTTTTTCCTCTTTAATTTCAAAAGGTGTATTAAATTTATTGAAAATGTTTTTGATCTTTTCTATAAGTTCCTTCCAGTTAAATTTTGCTGGAGAACTTATTATCATATCATCAGCATATCTTGTATATGTAAAGAAGTTGTTTTCTTTATACAGCATCTGTTGTATTTCATAATCTATTGGTGTCATTAATAGATTTGTTAATGTAGGGCTTAACGGTGATCCTTGTGGTAGTTTATCCTCTAATAGACAATATGATAATAACTCTCGTAGCTGTGTTTCAGTTGTTTCAGCTGTTGTTGGAAAATAAGTTGTATCTAAAATACATGCTGTTGGATATATTAGTTTTAGTTGTTGTATAATATATTCAAGATTATGTGATGGGAAAAAGTCTTTTATGTCTATTTTTAAGAACCATTTAGCGTTATTGTGTTTATGCTTTTTTAATGCATCTACTGTTGATCTGTTTTTAACGTATGCATAAGCAGCATCGTTTGGTAATATTTTCAGTATTGTTTCAAATAGAAACTTCATATTTGTTTGGAATAGTTTTAGGTTATCATCAGGTGCATTAATTTCTCTAAATTCTCCTGTTTTCTTAGGGATTCTAAAAGTATGATAGTGTTCTGATAGATTATTTTTATTTAAAGCATGTGTTTGGTTAAGTAAGATTTGTAACATTCCTATACATTTTGTATTTAATTCATTTGTTGTAACAATGTATTTGTCTGTATTATTTGTTTTAATTGTTATGTTTTTTGCTTCTTTGTTCTGTGTTTCATAATTTTCATTATATAGATCTTCTAATGTTAATTGTTGAAACTGTTCTTGTTTGTAATAAGTTAAGTAATACATGTTTGTCTCCTTTTAACAACTAATAAAATACTCTGATTGTGCCGTCCTTTCTTAGATCTGAATAGCTTTCTTCGTGTTACAGCTGTTGTTGATATCCTTTTTGCAGTTTTTAAAGAGAGTTTGAGTTCCTGAGTCAGTTGCCTCATGTGTTCTTACTGGTTCTTACTTATATTTACGCTTGGCTTTGGATTATCAATTGGGACGTGCTGTTGACACCTGTGTGGGAACCTTCACCTGCTACGTTGCTGCGTATTCGGAAGGTATCCGTTCTTATTTGACGTTGTGTTTCTTTAGTTGTGAACTTAAAGTGTTGCTTTTTTCTTGTTAAAAGTTATGCGTTATAGAATTCTGTGAAGAATTCGAAAGCATCAATCATACCGAATTTCTTTAATTTGTTTGTTTTAATGAAATTCATAAAATTTGCTACTTGGAATGAGCTTATTATTTTTACTGTTGGTGCTACAGAAAGCTCAAACCCACAAGCAGAAACAGGAATACTCTCTTTAGCTTCATCGTGAGTGTAATTCATTGTTGCTAGTAGTGTTTCTTTTTGTTTGTCTATTTTCCAATCTGCGGCGTATAGTTTTCCTTCTGTTAAGGACATTCTAATGTCAAACATTGATTTAATCATAGGATTGTATATATTTGTTTTAACAATTTCTCTTCTTAAATCAATATTATCTACACAACAGAAAATATGTCCTGTTAGAAGTTCTTCTGGTGTCCAAGCTGATTTAAGTATTGTTTTACAATTTGGGTTAATTTCTTGTAGTATATCTGTTAGTGCTATTGTTTTAAGCATGTTGATATGCTTTGTTGTGTAAAGTTGATTTGCTAGATTATGTTCTTCTACTACATCAAAGTCCCATAATGTTAATTTTTCAACACCTGCTCTGACTAATTCTTCAGCTATGTTTGAACCTATTGCTCCACAACCAATAATGTGTATTGGATCTTTTATAGTACTTGGATCGAAAAACTCTAATGATTTGTTTAAATTCATTTTAGGAATCCTTTCATATAATTATTTAGTGTTGTTTGATAATTGTAAGTTACTTTTTTAGTAGTTTCTATTGTTTGAGGTTCTGAGAGATATTCTTCAATTTGCTCTTCAGCCCATTTATTAAACTTGTTTGTGATTAAGTTGATATCTTCTTTTTCAAATACTACATTTCTTTGTTTGTCATAGATTGTACACCAGATATTTCTTTTTTTATTACATATGATATATATGTAAAAATCGTTTTCTGGTAGTTTTGTTAATGTGTCTTGTTGTAGTTGTGTATCTACTGCAGACGGGTTTGTTTGCATATTTACGTGTGAGTGTCCGTGGAGTCTGATATGTTCGAATGTATCATCAGGTTTCATAATATATTCTTGCATCCAGTCATTAAATTTCTTTTCATCACATGTAATAGATGCGGCTGTTGTTACTTGTGGGTATACAATTATATCATATACTTCATAATTATTATCATTTAATCGTTTTACTAATCCGTGCCAACCAATTTCTTTTGAACAGTTGTCTACTAATGCCCAAATTTTTTCTAATGCGTTATTTGTGAAGAATATGTTTTGTTTTGGATATTTTAGATAATCTGTTATTTTGTTGCTGAGTAATCCTTTTTGTGCTTGTTCAGCAATATTAATTAGTATCTGTTCCGTTATCTGTAGTAATTGCATCGTAATACTCCTTCCAACTAATAAATTCATTATCTTCGTTTAATAAACATTTTATTTCAGAATTAATGATAGTGTCTAATAGCCAATTTAATACACAAGAGTCTAAAACATTTAGTTGTATAGTTGCATATTGGCAATGTGTTAAAGCTCCAATATAGTCTTCTTGTACCATATATTTTGTTAGAGCAGCTGAGTGATTTCCCCAACAGGAATATCTCATTAAATGAGGGTGTATAATAGCGTTTAGTATTGATTCTTTTGTTCCTGTTGAAGCTCTGAATGATTCTGTATCTAGTGAGTAATGATAACTTGTGTTTACTTTGAGTGTTTGATCTACAAATAATGCTTTGAAAAGATCTGCTTTTGTTCTGGACATTGATGAATATCCTTCACGTTGTAGTTCTTCTTCATAACGATTATAAATTCGTTGTGCTGCTTCAGTATCAAAATATTGTAAAACTGCTGTACCTGTTACATCAAAGCATAATGTTTCAGAAGGTACTGTTAGTTTAGCACTTGTTATAGTTTTAAAGCTATTTGTTAGATATGTTAAAGCTTCCTTATATACTGTTAAATCAATTGGATCATTTATGATCATTTGTATTCCTCTTTTTCTGTCGGTTAATTCATTTAATCTTTCTTGATATGACAGTATTGTGTTTAAAGCACTTTGTATGTCTGATTCTACAGATTCAATTCTTCTAGTTATTGTTGATAATTCTCTTTCTTTTTTCTGTCTAAGTGCATCTATAAGTTGATTTTCTGGATTAAAATATTTTCTTAAAAATTCAATGAAGTGTTCTTTATATTCATCTTTATTTATGAATAAAGCTTTTACTGTGTTATATAGTTCTTCATATCTAATACATCTTGTGTACTTTGGAATTAGTTTAACGAATTCTGTTATAAGTTCTTGTGTTAATTTTGTTGCATAAAGTGTAGGTATGCATTCTTCATTATTAACTTCTAAGTTTTTATATACTACTTTAATTTCTTCATCTTTTACTATATTACTAAAATAGTTAGATAATACTTTTTCAGTCTCATTTGTTGTGTCTGGTAAGTTTGTTTTATCTATTCGTACAATTTGTAGTCTTAAATCTTTTTCATTATTGTATTCATAGACGTTTGGGTAATTCTCTATAAAATCAGTTACGTGTAAAAATACTATGCTACCTGTTGCTAATGTGTATAGTCTAACAAGATTATATATGTCTACTGTAAATACAGGGAAGTTTCTTTTTCTATAACCTTTAGAATAAGATACCTGGAAATGTCTAGTTCCTGACATTAACCTTTGTAGTTCATTCATTAAGTTATTATTGTCTGTATTGTAGTTCCATTTATCTTGTAAGATTTCAATAAACTCATTTGCTGTATCAGGTAGATGTTCTATTATATATTGTGAGTTTATAGACATATATACCTCCTATCTTAAAATATTGAGAGGAGTTGTTAAACTCCTCTCGTTTGATGAAAGGCTAATTTATCTTGCGCCGTCTGACTTAACGGTTACGATAAGGTAGCAACTATCTGATACATGAAGCTCTGCGAGAGTCATGTTCATCTGTCCTCCAGTGATTGGAGCTCCATCTAGGAAAATTGCTCCTGTCATGTAATCAACGTTGTTGTTCTGGAAAACTTCCTTAACTGTTGTTGTTTCAGGTACTACTACCTGCTTTCTTTCACAGTTTGAGCCTAGTGTGACCTTAATCATATTATACCTCCTCGATCATTTCTGCTACTGTTGCAGTCTTTACCTTGTGTGCTTCAATAGCTCCTTCAATATTCTTACATACCTGTTCAATGTTATCCCAGTAGTATGCTAGAATCTCAGTTACAACCTGCTTTACATCTACTGTTGGGTCTTCAACGTATTTGCTTGGTAGCATTAACTGAATTGCAGCCTTTCCGTCATGAGTACAGTTAAATGTAACTGCATAGCTTGCGAGTGGTGCTGGTTCATTAAAGTCTACAGTTGCTGCTACGAGTTCATTACCCTTAGCATCAACAATTGTTCCTGCCTTTGGATCTCTGTACAGAGTTTCTACAACATCTTCCATTGGCAGATCTGTGATAACGAATACGTTACCTGCAATAACTTTTGCCTTCATAGTAATAAATTCCTTTCTATTAATAGAGTTATGGTGTATATACATCAAGTGCAGCATCTAAAAGGTCACACGCTACACTATCTGCCATTAATTTAGTATCTTCTTCTGGTTCAATCATCCAGTCACAAGGTATTATATCACAGTATGAGAAGATACACGTGTCTATTTCTGGTATTTTTAAAATACACGTTTTGCAGTCATTTTTGCGATTATTTTTGCATAAATCTTTTAAGCACATTACCGCAGCGATTGGATATTCGTCTGGCATTGTCTTTCTCCTTGTTCATTAAGTTTAGTGCTGTATCAAAGGCTGGTGCTACGGCACGCATCATCTTTTCATCTGATTCTGCATAGTAATCTCGTAGCGTCTTTAATATGTTGTAATGTCTTTCAAAATCTTCGTTCATAATGTACTCCTTTCTTTAATGTAATTTAAAAATAAAAAACTCAAAAAAAGAAAAAAAAGAGGGGATTGTTGTCCCCTCTGTGTGTACTACTTGGACTTCTTCTTAGCAGCGTCCAGAGTCTTCTTGTACTTGTATGGGTTGCAGTGCCAGTTTACGATGGGCTCATTGTTGTACTCACCGAGATCCTGATAGATGTGGACCTTGTTTAGATCAACACCGTTTGCTACAGCTGCCATGAACTCACGTGCGGAGATCTGCGCTCCTACTGCTTCGAGAATGATTGGAGCAATGAATGTCTCCCAACCATCGATGTACTTCTGCGCAATGGAGCACAGCCCCTTGTTAGCAGCGTCACCTGTTGCCAGTACGTCAGTTGTGATACCTTCGATGAAGAAGTAGTTACCACGGTAGTAGACATTTGTGATGTCCATCTCGTAGAATCCTACACCACACTCTCTTAGTGGGATTGCAGGCACCTTGTCGAGATCTCTCTCAAATGGAGATACCTCGTTCATTGGGTTAGTGATAGCGTCATTCATTCTTTCCTTTAAGGATTTTGTACTCATAATCTAAACCACCTTTCATTATATGAGTTTTAACTTTTAAAGATCTAAAAAGATCATAAATAGATGAAAAAAGATCTTTATTTTTTTTTTCTATTTATTTTCTTATTTATAAAAATAAAAAAATCATAAAAAGAATAACATATATTATATATTATATATTTATATATATTTATATAATAATATATATATAATGATATAAAAGTATGTAAGGATGAAAAAATTGAAATTTGACAAAAAATGTAAAATTAGTTAAACAATTAACACTATTTTACAAAAAATGTCAAATTTGTGATTTTATACTAGAGGCGAAAAAGTACGAAAAGGGGGTAAAGTGTGAAAAAATTATCAATCTGGGCTAAAATACTGTGTACGACGCTATAATAGGCGTGTACACCCACGTAAATACATACGCTATATAATAGTGTGTATAGTTAAAACAATCATTGTGTTTTTTTTTTGGAGGGTTTTAGATATTGCGTTAGCAAGATCGACTGGTGTGGTATTTCTATAAAAAGAGACGGGAGCTTACGAAAAGCTCCCATCTCTCCTAGTGAGTACTATTCAACATAGTCATCGACAACGTCAAAGTCCTCGTTGAAATCCTCATAGACTACTTCAGAATCATCATCATCATCGTAGTCTTCATCGAAAGTATCACTTTCATCAGCATATACAGCTCCTGGATCCAGATTATAATAATCTGTGTTATCATCCTTCTGTACTGCTTTATGTGCATACTCTCCAATAACGCCATCAGCATTAGCCTCTGCAATTATCTTCTGGCACTCTGAGCAGAGTATATTCTCTGTTCTTAGATCAGGAACATACTGCAACTCGTAGCAGTGTGGGCAGAACATATATCCAGGCTCTAAGAAATACTCATTGAGTACATCTATAAGAGTAGTCTCTGGATCATATTCCTTACGCAAGAAGTCACGCATTTGCTGTGCCTCTGACAGTATCTGAGCTAAAGTATTATGAAACTTCATCAGACTATAGTTACTAACGTTGTAGTATCCTCTAGCAGCGCTCTTGTCAGACATAGGCACTTGTACATAGTGTGCATAAGGCTCCTTGTCCTTATAGAATGTCAATGTACTTTCGTCAAATTTCTCAACTTCAGTATCCATTGACCAGAACTCCCAATGATAGAGTTTCCAATTCTCATCATCAGTCTTATCCCATTTAGGCTTAGGACTATTGTAGTACGTAGCATTAGGTGAATCACTCTTATAAAGACGAGTGATATTATTACTTTTGTTATCTCTAACAAAGTAGTTATACCCAAATGCTGCTGAGTACTTAGCTATATCTTCGAGAAGTTTATCTCTAGATATCGCAGGAAGTTCTTCAGAAGTATCCATGAATGCACGCTTATTATAAACAAGTGGCAACCATTCACTATACTCCTTACGAGCACCTTCTGGGACAGCGGTATGATACACCCATTTACCAGAAACGCTATCTGGTCTCTTAACTATAGATTCCTGACACATCAGTGAATCCTTGTTAAGATTGAGCTCTCCTGTATCATCCTTGCAGAAGAAATCATGCTTAAAAGTATAATCTTCTATGAGATCCTCTGCTGGTGAAACAGATTCCCATTCCTTGCGTAATAACTGTAACATCTGAGCCTCTATTGATTTAGACATACTTTACCTCCTCTTCTTAGCCTTCTTGATAATACGATCTATTTCTGATTGATCTACAGTATACTCCATAAAATCTGAATTATACTTGCTAACGGACTGCTTAAATCTGGTCACTTGTGGACCTTTCTCTGCAATCAGAGCGTTGGCTGTACCAACCGTCCAAGCACCAATCTGTCTGAACCAAGGATACAGTTTGTTGACAGACTTCTGATCAGTATCGCTAGCGTATACCACGATCATTGCACCAGGGTATACTTCTCCTGTCAAAAGATCAGTGCATTCACCAATAATTTGGCAAGTGTGCACAGCATCTTGCTTTTTCTCGGAATAGTAGGACACTGGGTTAAACTTTGAGATCTTCATCTCAAAGATGCTAGGACCGAGCTTAGCTAGATCAATAGCACATGGAGTGTCTGCTCCACGGACAAATGGATTGTCCTCAAGATTTACCTGATATACTACTGTAGTAGTCTCATTCTTTTTCAATTCGTCAATAATAGACATATTTTTTTCTCCTTTCAAATTTAGAAATAACTTATTTAATTACTACATCGCTAAAGTAGTACATCATGTAGAACTTTGCGAATGATGGAGCGTGATACACGTACTGTGTACCAAAACGTGCATTGGACAATTCTGTGCAGTACTGTCCATACTCGTTATAACGAACATATGCTGGATATACATGGTTCCTAATATCCAGAACTGTGAGTAGCACTAGCAGTATTACTAGTACTGTTGCATAGAATCGTCTATGCTGCTTTGGATTGATTTTCATAATCAATACCTCCTTATATAAATATATTTGGAAGGGTACAACCCTTCGTAGCGAAGCTGAGAAATACGATAGGGGTTGGGTTTAAAATTATATATATTCTTATATATGTATATATGTATATATTTAATATTGTTTTTTGTCTCTCTAATAATCACACATACTAGACAATCCAAAAAAAATCGCATATAATGTACCTGTAACAACAGAAAGGAGCCAAATATGAAAAATATATCACTTAATATCACTGTTGAAGACGACAATATTTCAATGAATCTCGAAGGAGAATGGTCATTTGTAGACTTTATGACCGTAATGCTTTCAACTCTTGACGGACAAGTACAACAATTTATTGAAGAAGTTAAGAACGAAGCAGACGAAGACACTACCCAACAAGTAAAATGTTCTGTATATGACGAACTTAATTTCCTATTCGGACAGATGCTTGAAAGAATTATTCCTGACGGATCTGAAGATTTTGATGCAAATCTCACAGCTGAAGCTATACTTCGTGCAGAAAATGAGATTATCAAAGAGAAATATGATGAAGTAATGGAAAATGCTGAAACAGAAAATTAATGAACTAACTGTGTGTCCTAGGTGTGGCTCGGAGTGGCAAAGTACAAAATCATTATCAGGAGCCCCTTCTGAATTTTGGAAAGAATGCTCAAACCCTAAATGTAATACTTATTTCAATACTTATATGCCACAAGCACATCAGTTCTCCTTTCATACAGATAGTCATAGGTTTAAAGCTAACTTTGGAGGTTATGGTTCTGGAAAGACTTTAACCTCCAGAGAAGAGCTATATAAACACATTTTTCTAACACCTAATGGTAATTGCTTGATAGGAGCTAATGTAACATCACAATATGAACAAACTATTAAAAGAGAACTTGAGTCGGATATACCCGCTGCGTTTGTTTCTAGAGTATCTGCGTTAAAATCTTATGTAGATTTTAAAAACGGATACCGTTTAATGTATAGACCTTTAGATGACCCAGACAAATTACGTTCATATAACGTAGATATGTTCTTAATTCTAGAGGCTTCTGAGGTTAAACACGAGTCTTTTACACAGTTAAAAACTCGTCTAAGAAATCGTGCAGCTATGTTACAAAAAACCACTAAAGATGGAGAACCTGTGTTTAGAACAGCTCAAAACGGAGCTAAAATTCCAGTAATTGAACATGAATGGTTAGAAGGCATTATAGAATCAAACCCTGATGCGGGTTGGATTCGTACAAATGTATTACAACATTCTAGTGAGATACACAAACACGGAGAGATTGTAGATGAATACGAAGTACTTCCATCAGAAGCGGACCCAATGATCAGTACACATGTAACAAGCACTTCAGCAAATGAATTCCTCCCAAAAGATTTTATTGAGCAAAATACTAAAAATAAGCCTTTATGGTGGGTAAATCGTTACATCTACGGATCTTTCCTTTATGCTGAAGGTATGGTATACCCAAGTTCTAAAAAATGTATTGTAGAGCCGTTTGAAATTCCTAAAAATTGGAAGCGAATTGTAGCTTTTGACTACGGTCTTTCAGACCCATCTGCGTTTATTTTTGGAGCTATAAATCAAAAAGAAAATGAATTAGTTATATATAAAGAAGTTAGAGCTTTAGATAAAAATATTGAGCAATTAGCTTTAATATTTAAAGAAGCTATGGCTGATATACCTACAGGAGGACTATATTGTACACCAATTATAGATCCTAAATCAGCTCCAAAAAGAGATTACAATAAGAAAACTTTAGCAGACTACTTCCTAGATTACGGTGTAGTATTTCAACCTGGACAAGTTAATGTAGATGCTAGAGTTTTTAGACTGAATACATACATCGAATCTGGGAAATTAAAAATCTTTAATACGTGTGTAGCTCTCAATAAAGAACTTAGCGAGTACAAATTTAAGAAAGATGAGACTACTGAGAGTGGTTTTACTGGTAAACCTGAAGATAAAAACAACCATAGTATTAACGCATTGGAATGGATTGTTATGGAATTACCAGCAGACCCATCTAATCTCGTATTTGGAGTATATAATAAAACTGGAGATGATATATCGGTCGATTTACTTGACGATGATGAAAAAGTTCAATTTTGGGCATTAACAGATTATGACGAACGAGACTTTGAAGTAATCGAAGAACTGCCTTTTTATATTGATATGTAGGAGGAATATATGGAAACTGTTATATTGTTTTTAGTCTTAATGCTAATTTGTGCTATGTTCTTTAATGTTTCGTTTATTACTTACATTATATATAAACGAGAGAATACTAAAGAAGATAGACCAGTTATTATTCAAAATCAAAAGCTTCAACATAGTATTGAGGAGACTCAAAAGATTCTTGACGAAGCTTATGAAGACAAAGGTTTTGAAGAATTCATTAATTCATTAGACGCTTATCTAACTGATCAACCAGAGGAGGAAAATAAATGAAAATCACTCGAGACGGTTTTGGGTTCTGGTCTTGCTCAGACGAACATCTTTGTGACATTTGCGTAAAGTCTTGTAAGACAGCTAGCAAATGTGTTTCATGTAATTCTTTTGTAGCGAAAGGAGAATCCGATGAAGGAAAAGAAAGAAAAGATCTCGGAATACGAACAAAATAAAAAGATTGTTATGAAGTGTAAAGAGTTTTGGGATATTTGTAAAACTTATTACGCAAGAGATATTAAGAAAATGTTTCTACTCGACGCTATGGATAACGGTGATATTTGGAAAGCACTTAAAGCTAAGTTTCCAAATTTCCAGATTTTACCAGATACAAACTACGTATCATACGTAAAGTCTAATATGCTAGCATCACTTTATACAACTTCAAAGAGCGCTCAACTAATTCCAACATCTGATAATGATGCAGAATTAATTGAAAACTTAAATATAGTTTTGGAGAATATTTGGGATCTTGAAGACGTAGGTTATCTACAATTCAAAGCTGGAGAAAGAGCAGCTCTAATGAATCTTGGAATCACACAAGTAGGTTGGGACGAATCTTTTAAAGGTGGAAGTAAAGAATCTTTTAGAAAAGGTACTGTAGTCTTTAAAAATATAGACCCTATGAAATTTAGAAGAGATCCGTTTGCAGATGAACTTGAAAACGCACATTGGTGTTGTACTTTTGATGAATATCATAAAAGCGTATTTAAAAATGATCCAAAGTATAAAGACGCTTTTGAACAGTTTGAAAAAACTACAGGTGGACCTTCAGAAGCAACACCTAGATATATTTCAGGAATGGATAAGTCTTCAGCAAAGAATTATTACACGCTATTTATATACTGGGTAAAAAAAGATGGAAAGATCAATGAATACCATATTATCAACAACGAAGCTGTACTATATAAAAAGGAAGACATTAAACCAAGTGTATTTCCATTCGCATTCTGTTACTGCAATCCTCCAAGCTCAGGGCTTATAGGCGTTTCAGAACCTGCGAAAATTATGGCTAACAATGTAGCTTATAATATGCTTCAGAGCGTTGCCTTAACTGCTGAATATAAAAATCAAAGACCTCCTAAGTTTGTAAGTTCTGCTTCAGGTTTAAATATTCAGTCCTTCAGTAAACATGGTGACGAAGCAGATAGAACATTCGTAGTTAATGGTGACGCTTCTCAAGCAGTACATTACCATCAATTCCCACCAGTTTCTAATACTTTGCCTAATCAAATGGCAAATCTACAACAGAATATTCAGGACGTAACTGGTGTTGACGGTAGATATACAGGTAGAGACACAGGTTCAATTATAACTACAGGTGGTACTGAAGAAATGCTAAACAGAGTAACGCTTGTAGATACACCAAAGATTATCATGTATGAGCATTACACAAAACAACTTACTAAGCTTATACTATTAAATCTTTTAGAGTTCTCATCAAAACGTAAATATTTTATTAAAGATAAGATTGAACCTAATACTTGGACAACAGTTGAAGTAGATTTTCCTAAGATTGATAAGGATACATTGTTCTGTTATACAATTCAAATCTCATCAGAACTCCCTAAGAATAAGCAAAGAGTTATGGCATTCGCCAACACTATGATGGAAAAGCAAATGCAATATAAAGAAGCTGGTGCCCCAGTACAACTTATTACTGAAGAAGAGTGGTTACGTATGCAGGACATTCCTTATAAAGAACAAATGCTTGAACGTATGGGATTCCAAAAGCGTACTAATGCATTGGAAGAAGCAGCACAAGTTGTATATGAATATGGTCAAATGGTTGACGCTGGTATGCAACCTGAAGATGCTTTGGTTAACTCTGCGCAAGGTCTGTTAAATAGACGAGCAGGTGAACCAACACCATTAGAACAAAACATGACAGAAACCCCACAGGAATCGTTGGCTCCAGACAACCTGTTAGGGCTATAAACATTTAAGAGCAAGTTGACAAGCTTGCTCTTATTTGTTATATTTATAGTATCAAGGACTGGGTTTCCGTTCCCTCCAAAAACGTGTATGTTCTTGTGCTCCAGCATAATCACCGTAAATGCATGAAAGGAGAACTATCGGTAGATGGAAAACTTAACAAATGATGAACAAGGTTTTCTAGATGAACTTATGGGTGGTACGTTCGAATCAGAACCTCAACCTGATCCTGAACCAGAAACTCCAGAATCAGAATCTGAGCCTGAAACTTCTGAAACACCGCCAGAAGAAAATCCAGAACAACCAGAAACTACAGATGATATTCTAAATGGTATCTCTGACAATCAGCATAAAGCTAATCAAGCATTTGCTGAAATGAGGACAAAGAATAAGCAACAAGAGCAACTCATTAGTAAGATGGCTCAAGCGCTTGGGTTTGATCCTCAAACAATGCAACAGGACGATTTGCTTAATCAGCTAAATACAGTTGTAACAACTGCACAAGCTCAAAAGCAAAATATTCCAGTAGAATTGTTACAAAGATTAAATGATCTTGAAGCAACTAATAGTTTGTATCGTCAAGATCACATGCGTGCTCAAGCTCGTGACGGATTAAATCTTCTAAAAGAGAAGTACTCAGCTACACAAGAAGAACTCAGTGATTTTGTGACTGCTCTTACTTCTGAAGGATTAAATCCATTAGAAGATACTGTTGACTTCGAAGCAGAGTACTTGAAACGTAATTTCAGTAGAATTGTAGAAAAACAAGTAAAATCTGCAGTTCATGAAGAGGCGCAACGTTCAGCAAAAGCTGAACAACACGCAAGCACTCCTAATAATACTAATGGAAGTGCTAAGCAAGATGAACCAGCTAAGATTAATTCGGTGAGAGAGCTAGACGCATTTTTTGCAGAACATATTTAATTAACCACAGGAGGGTACAGAAATGGCAGGCACTTTATATCTAAATGCAAGCAACTCCCAGGATAATCTGAATAGAGCCATTGATCTAGCGAATACCACTTGGGATTCTTCTACATCTTCGTATGTTAGAACTCCTAATCTGGTAAATCCAGATGTATTCTATTCAAAGCAACTCCTGGACACAATCAGACTTGACGCTAGTCAATACGTTTATTACAGAATCGCAGATGAGATGCCACTTCAAGAGAAGGCTGAGAAGCTGACTGTTAGAAGATGGGCACCACTTCAAGCACATACACAACCACTTGCTGAAGGTGTTCCACCACTATCAGATAAGGGTTCAGTAATGAAGTACGAGATTGGCGCAAACCAATACGGACGTTACATGGAGTTTACAGATAAGGTAGACTTTAAGGTAGTAGATCCTGTAATCGCACACTATACAAAGGAGTATTCACTCGTAGCAATGGAGACACTAGACCTTCTTGCTAAGGAGACACTGTTCTCAGTAGCACAGAAGTTCTATGCAGGACAAGCTGCAAAGTTTGTTAATCTGACAATGTCTTCACAACCAACAATGACTGACCTCAGACTTATTGTTCTTGCTATGAAGAAGGCTCTTGTTAAGCCAAGAAGTAATGGCAGATTCCACGTTATTGGATCTCCTGAGTTTTTCTTTGATATGATTAGTGATGATACTGTAGAGCAGTATATGACAATCAATCAAACAACTAAGACTATGTATGAGAATACACAGCTTGTTCCTATGTTTGATATGGAATTCTATGAGACAATGTGTGTTCCTACACATGGTGAGTTCCCAGATCCAGACGGAGCTACTGCTGGAATTCTTACACTTAGAATTTATAGACCAGACTCATCTGAAGAGAGTGGTTATGCTTATGATAAGATTGCAAGTTCAAACACATCTTATTATAAGACAACTTCTGGATACGTTAATGACTCAAGAACAGGTATGCCAGCATCTTACATTCCTAATAGAAAGTACTGGGATCTTGATGCTTATAATACAGCTCAGTCAGCAACATCAAATCCTTGGAAGGAGTTCAAGGTACAGCATATCCTAGTTTACGGTAAGGACGCTCTTATTAGAACAGGACTTGCTGGAGAAGGTAATGCTAAGATGTATGTTAAGGCTAAGGGAACTACTGGTGTTCTCGATCCAATTGATCAGAGACAATCAATCGGTTTCAAGATTAATTCAGTAGGCTTCGGCTCAACAAGACTTGAGGCTATTTGTGATTATATGTGCGTACCTACACAGGTTAATATCTAAACTGTGAACTCCCGAAAGGAGTAAATTATGGCAAGCACTAAAGCTACGAAAACTGTTGAAGCTACAGCACCTAAGTATACTGTTGCTGTAGCAGAAGCTAATAAGCATGAACTAGCTAAGGAATATACAGCTGAAGAGAAAGTTCCTGTATATCTAGCACCATTGTATAAACCATACTTTGGAAATGTTATGCCTGTATGCATCAACGGTATTTCAATATTCTTTCCAGTTGATGGTACAACACACATGGTACCAAGATCATATGCAGCTATCATTGAAGAGCGTCGTCAAGCAGTTGACGCAATAATCAATAAGCAAGGACGTATGGCAAACATATCATCTAATGTTGAAACTTCACCTGGAGAATTAGAGCTAATCTAAGCTAAAAGATTTGGGGAGCCTTAGCGCTCCCCATTTTAATTATAAGGAGTTATTATGAAGGTTAATGATATAACTGCACAAGTAAATAAACTCTTAGCAGATGAGTTGTATCCTCTGAGTTATTTACAACAGTATATGGATTATACTATTGATGATATTAACGAAAGACTTAGTACTTGTTTTCCTACAATCAGTGAGTGTATTGAAGAAGCAGCAGAGTTACTTCCTCCTGATACTAATCCAGATTATGATTATTTTCCAGAAAAGTATATTAGATCTGTGGTTGTAAAAGGTACAGCATATAAATTTTATATTGCAGATGAAGAAGGTATGGACACTGCACAACGTTTTGGTGCAGATTATCTTGAAGCATTATTTAAGATGCAAAGAGATTTTTCATATATCGTTGCTAATGACGAAGAGTACGCAGAGTATTTTGTAGATACAATGGCTGCAGTAGATACAGATTTTGAAAGTTTAAATCGTAAAGCTATAGATTATACAGTACAAGGATTTGGGTGGTAGTTATGGCTAGATCTGGTAATTATAAAACTTATCAACACGGTAATCGTAGCTATACATTAGAGAATACTTTTACTAAGGGTATGAAATATAGTGATTCTCCTTTACAAGAAGGTGAGTTACGTATTCTTAATAATGTTGATTTATCTAATGATAAAGATGCTTTAAAACCTAGAAAAGGTTTAAGAATGTCCACACAAATAATGGCTGGGTCTATTCCAACAACTGATAATCGTTGTAAACTTAAATACTATGATGAAAAGATTTCTAAGAGAGCTCTTGTTGAAGACTCAAACGGAACTCTTCATTTTACTATACAGAATTCAAGTATATTTAGAACACACACTATAACAAATACTTGTTATAGTTATGCTGTTGATAAAATACATGATATACCTATGTATGGACTTTATAATTCTAGAACTAGAGCAGCATGTACTAAGGCATATAACCATAAATATTATGTGCCTAGATCATCAGGAGGTTTTTATGTTTATGATGACGATATATCAGAACACGCTAGTGATGGTGTTCATCCTGGTACTTCTTATCTACGCTATATCCCAGAGACTTTAAATCCTCGTGAATTAAATGCTGCTGAAGCTGCTGCTTATGGATATAATATGCTGTCCACTACACCGTATTCATTTTCAGATACAGTTCTGTCTGGTACAGATACATCTTTTTTATTAGATGGTATTTTACCTTATGAAACAGTTGATTCTGGAACACCTACTATCATTAAATTTGATCCTCGTGTAAATGAACGTGTAACATTTAGAGCATTTTATGAAGCAACTGCAGGAACATACTACGCAATTTGGTGTACTAAAACAGCAGATAGTGACAATTATCAATTTAAAAAAGCAGAACGTTTTACAGTTACAACAACTGCACCAGCGTTGATGTATACTACTAGTGTACCTAATTCAGATTTATTTATTGAATTAATGGTATGGGCTTGTGTTGAAGTTCAAAGTACACCAGGTGGTACAGGTACTAGTTCAACTATTTATTATAATACAACTACAAAAGCAACCTGGTATTGGAGTGCTGTTGAAGAAGCTTTTATAGCTTGTGATGCTTCCGTTATTCTTAATGATGTGCCAGTACTTCAAACTATAGAAAACAGTTTTTCATTTTCAGATGTTGATACTACATCAATGCGTGGAATGGAATTTATAAATTATGATTTATCTACATCAGTTGGACTTACTTATTGGGCTGGATCTCTAGTATATTATGCGCCTACTAATGGTAAAAATATATTATTCTTAAGTGCATATAATGAACCAGAGTTTTTTCCTTATCCAAATAATACTGATATATTTGATGAAAATATTAGATACTGTGTAACTTATTTAGATCAACTTTTAGTATTTACAGAAACACAACTTTGGGCATTAACTAAAGATACTGCGACTGCTGGATGGACTAAAACATTAATTCAAGGTAATTTACATATTTCAGATTTTGATATTAATTTTATACAAGTAGTTAAGAATATGGTTTATTTTAAATCAGCTAATAACTATTTTATGGTTGTACCAAAATCCTCTTCATCTACAGGTGAATTAACATTAGCTCCAGTTTCTAGAACACTAGATGATCTGTTCCAGAATTTTAATGAAGGTATTAAAGATATTTTAATAAGCACATACGGTAAGTATGAAAGAAAATCAGATACTTATTTATTTGCTGATGCTAATTATTATATATTAGATGCGTTTAATTATCTTGATTATGAAGATGTACATAATGTTTATAAATTAAGATTATCTTGGAATGATTCAGAAGGTGTGGAGATTGCTAGTTCAGTACAAACAATTACTGTCGAAATATTATATAATACAGTAACAAGATACTGGAGATGTTATACTTATGAAGCAAACTATACATTATATCCATATACTGCTGATGCTACACAAGCAACAGATCTAATGACGATTATTCCATATAATGCAACACATAGATCTATATGGCTAGTAGAACGTTCAGATGTTAGACAAGACTTATTACTTACAGCTGAAGTTTCTAATTTTACTTCATTAGATACTACTATCCCACAATTTGTTACGCATTATAGTAATTATCAATTATTAGATACAGGTTATCACGATTATATTCTTGAAGCTAAAAAACGTTTTAGAGAATTACAATTTTTTATTAATAATTTATCTACTGTTAATCTTAATTTTAATTTAGGATTTATTTTAGATAATACAACTCGTATTCCTTTGTATACTTATACTCAAACTACTGAGACACAAAATAATACTGTTGTAACTTATCTGACTAGATCACATGAATTAACAGAGATTGTTCCTAATCAGTTAAATTATACAGCTAACTTATTTACGCTTAATCAATTAAGTTTTCCTCAAGTTAAATTATGGAAAATCAGAACAGGTATTTCAGGAAAAGGATATGCTCCTAGATTTCAATTATTAGGAACTACACAGGTAGATTATGAAATTATAAATTATATCTGGGTTTATCGTCAGATGAATTTGAGGTAATAATATGAATCCTATAAATTATAATACTCTATTAGCTAAAATTAAATCACAATATATTAATAAACTAGAAGATGCTATTATTGTATTACAAGATGAAGTAGATAAAAATATATCTACTTGGTTTTATGCTGGAGTTCCAACATTAAATAATTTACCAGCTAGTCAATGGACTACTGATGAATTAAAAAATACACATCTTGGTGACTTATATTATGATACAAATACTAATTATGCATATCGTTTTATGTATGCTAATAATATATATTCTTGGAGTCGTATATCTGATACTGATGTTCAGCAAGCATTACAAAAAGCTAATGAAGCTAAACAAACAGCAGAAGACGCTGAAGAAACTGCTACAGATGCAGCTAATACAGCAGAGATCGCTTACAACACTTCTATAAGTGTTGAAGAACGAGCTGACGCTGGAGAATTTGATGGAGACTCATCTTATATACATATTAAATATGCAAATAATATTCTCAGTAATACTCAATCTGATTGGGAAGAAGGTGAATATGATGACGATACAGGACAAAAGATTCCAACTGCAAATCGTATAAGACTTAAAAATCTTATATCTGTAACTACTGGTGCTAAGTATAGATTTAGTACATACGATTGTGCAGGTAATGTTCAACAACTCTGTTATTCTATTATGGGATTTAAAGATAATGTATTCGTTGCATATTTAAATCCTTCAGCATATTCAGGTTTTAATACTATTACTATACCTAGTACAGTAAATCAAATTGCTTACACACTTTACACAAATACACCAGGTTTTCAGATTTTAATTAGTTTAATAGGTGTAAGTCATAAACCTTGTGCATTAACACCTACAGATACACCCAATCAAAAGTATATGGGCACTTATAGTAGTAATGAACAAGATCTAGTAGATTCTTCAGATCCTACAGGATATTCATGGTCTAATGTTGAAGGACCTCGTGGTATTGATGGACAACCAGGAGAACAAGGACCTCCTGGAGATGATGGAGTTTCTGTAGAAAGTTCAGTTATTGAATATGCTGTAAATAACGATCAAGCTATTGCACCTACAACAGGTTGGTCTACAACTATGCCAGAAGTTACATCTACAAATCCAGTACTTTGGCAACGTATTAAAACAGAATATTCTGACGGAGATATTCAATACACAGGCACTGCACCTTCAGCAGTTTTTAACGGTATTCTTACATTTATTAATACTGCTAAAGGTGATATTTCTGGAACTGTTATTAATGGTGGTTCTATTAAAACAAACACTATTAATGCTGATAGAATTACTTCTAATACAATAGGTACTAATCAAATTACTACAAGTAACTTGACTGCACAAGACGGCGTAAGTTATATTAATCTTAACGATGGTACTTTTAATTATCAAAACAATGCTAACACAGCAGGAATTAGTTGGGACGGTTCTGATTTATTTATAAAAGCTAACTCAATGACACTTGCTGGTACAGATGTACATACAGATATTACTACAGCAATTAATAACGCATCTTCTGCACAGACAACAGCAGATAGTGCTACTACAGTTGCTAATAGTGCAACAACACTTGCAAACAACGCACAGACAACAGCGAATAAC